AATCCGTGACCGTCTAGCAGGTGAGTGGATGCGCACAGCATTCAAGGAGTCAGTCAAGCAAAACAAATCTGGCGGGTTCAGCGCAAACATCTTCAAAGATAAAATTGAGAAGCTGGGCAAAACAGCAGATGAGCTTTTCGCTGGCAAAGACCTGGCACAAATTAAAAGATTAGCCGAACAAATGTCTGCTATAAACCTGGCAAGACTGTCAGACGACATGATTGATGATGTGCTGGCTCGTGGCGCTGATGAGTCTGCAATCAATTTGCTGCGGAACCTAAAAACGATAGCAGATGAAAAGGCAGTAATCGACAGAAGCCGAGCATTTAGACAGCTACAGGACGGCTCAATCACAGCAGAATCAGCAGCAGAAGTTATTGCTTCAGGCGCAACGAAAGACTCTGACGTTGCAATGCTGATGAAGAACTTTACAAACCCAGATGACCTACGAGTTATCCAATCATACTACATGGATAACATTATCGGAGACTTTGGTGGATCGTTCTTGACTGACCCCAAACAGTTCAAATTGTTCGGGGAAAGACTGCAAAAAGAGTTCAAGACAGGTAAACTTACAACTGTGTTTGGCGATGAGATGGCTAAAGACATGAATAAGTTTGGTCGAATCATGGTGTTCAATTCTAAAGCTGCAGAGGGCGGTGATCTTGTTGCAGCGAACATTGCGGCAAGCCCGCTAGAAAACATTGGCAAGATTGCACGGTTAGGTTTGTTTGGTCGCGTTCTTTCGTCGGCTCCTCAGTATAAGTCTATTACTAAGCAGTATGAGTTAATGACGAAAGGTGCGAGTCCGAAGCGCAAAGCAGAAGTATTTGGTCAGCTCCTTGCGCAAGCGTTCAGCTCCGCTATGTCACAAGCTCCATTGCAGGTCATGCAAGAAGGGGCGCAGGAAGCATCGAAGCAAGTCAGCGCAATGCTTTCAAATGTCCAGCAGCCCAAAAAACCTGCGGTTACTCCGAGCCAGACACCCGTTCCCCAGGTACGCCCAGCGGCACAACCCGAACAAGTGTTCGCCCCAGCGCCCGCCCCAGCGAAACCGCTAGGTATGCAGGGAATACGGGAACGTGCTAAAGGCGATCCCGCAGTAGCAATGGCACTGTTGGGTGGCTTGGGTAACGCTAGTCTTCTATAACAGAAGAGATTCCGCTAAATCGTGAGACATTAGACGGTGGGCGATCTAAGCCCATCCGAGAATATTCATTGTCGATAATCAAAGCGAGTTGCTGCAAAATGTTGCGGCGTTCAATCTGCGCCATTTCAACAATCTTATCGTAGGTATCAACGCTGACACCAATGGACTTGTATTTAGATGGCTTTGGCACTAGAATATCTCCCACAATGTTACCAAAAACAATATACAATCCTAAAGGCAGAAGGTCAAGGCCGAAGTACGGCAATAAGAAGACCGTAGTTGACGGAATCAAGTTTGATTCCAAGTGGGAATCACAACGTTACTTATATTTAAAGTCACTCGAAAAAGCGGGACGCGTACAAAATCTTGTACTTCAACCGCGATTTGATTTAGTCGTGAATGGGGAAAAGATTTGCGCATACATAGCAGATTTTAAATATGATAAAGAGAATGCACAGGGGGCATGGGAACATATTATCGAAGATGCAAAGGGCGTGGAAACCCCTGAATTTAAACTAAAAAAGAAGCTGATGAAGGCTGTCCACGGTATAGAAATTTATCTTTCTAAAAAAAAGTAGTTGACATGTAAATATATTTACCCCATGTATAGGGTTCTAGAAACTAAAACATGGTGAATATTATGGACAGTACAGAACTGTTCGATAGACGCGATGAGCTACGCGAAGTCATTAGTGGCCTCAAGGAAGAGCTTAAGTCTGTCGAAGAACAAATCTCAGATACTTACATGCAAGTCGCTCGTGACGCATTACGTGCGGACGGCAAAGACTTTGGTACAACGCACATCGTTTCAGGTAATAAGAAGCTGAAAGCGGTAGTGCGTAAGAAGGTCGTGTGGGATCAGAAAAAGCTATTTAATACATTAGATACGCTTGATCCTGATGATGCTCGTCATTACGGCAAACTATCCGTGTCAGTAGAAGAGCGTAAATACACAACTGCACCACCTGCAATTCGTCAGAAGCTAGAAGAATGCCGCACTGTCGAGATCGCAGGGTTCTCAATCGAAGTGGAGAGTTAAGATGGGATTGAAGATTATCACAGCAGACGAACGTCTTGCAGAAAAGCGCGGTCACAAGATCGTTGTGTGTGGGCAAAGCGGTGTAGGTAAAACTACACTCGCCCGTACACTTAACCCGAACACAACTTTGTTCATGGACTTAGAGGCAGGTGATGCCGCTATCGAAGGGCACCCTATCGACGTTGTGCGTCCGCAAACGTGGGCAGAGTGCCGTGACATGGCGTGTTACCTTGGCGGTCCAAACCCGTCACTGTCAGAAGATCAGCCGTATAGCCAAGCGCACTATGATTATGTGTGTCAGACATATGGTGATCCAAGTGAGAATGAACTGTCGCGCTACGATACAATCTTTATTGATTCTATCACAGTAGCAGGACGTATGTGTTTTCAATTCTGTCAGCAACAACCAGAGGCGCGGTCAGATCGCACTGGCAAGCTAGATACTCGCGCAGCGTATGGCATGCATGGTCGTGAAATGCTTTCTTGGCTTACACATCTACAGCACATCCGCGAAAAGAATGTTGTGTTTGTTGGAATCCTAGACGAAGTGACAGACGATTATGGTCGTAAGCAGTATGCTTTGCAGATTGAAGGGTCAAAGACAGGCCGTGAACTGCCAGGAATCGTTGACGAAGTTATCACTATGGCAGTCATGTCTGGTGACAATGGGCCTTACCGTGCGTTTGTGTGCGGACCATTGAATGAGTGGGGTTATCCCGCCAAAGACAGATCAGGTAGGTTAGACCTGATCGAAGAACCACATCTTGGAAAGCTAATTGACAAGATGACTAACCAAGCAAAAAATCAAAACCTACAATTCGTAAATCCTAAAGAAGAAGGAGAAGCAGCAAATGCTTAATCTAAATAATGTACAACAGTCAGACGCTCCTACCGAGTTTTCTTTAATTCCACACGGCACAGTATGTCGTGCAGTCATGGTCGTCAAAATGGGCGACATGGAAATTCCAGAGTTCGGTACTGGCATGTGGTTTAAGCAATCACAATCATCCAAAGCGAAATGGATGGAGTTGGAGTTCACAGTACTAGGCGGTGAATTTGATCGCCGTAAGTTCTGGGATCGTATCTTTGTCGATGGTGACAAGATGAATGACAACGGTGTGCCAATGGCAAAAGAGATTGGACTAAGCACGTTGCGCAAGATCATTGACAGCGCATATGGCTTAGACCCGACTGACATGTCAGAGGCGGCACAACAGCGGCGTAATATCTCAGGCGTGAACGACTTGAACGCAATGGAGATTTGCGCTAAAGTCGGCGTAAAGAAGGGGACTAACGGGTACTCCGATCAGAATAAATTGTTGGTGGCACTGACACCTGCAGATCGTGAGTACATCGGTGCGAATCAAACGCCGCCCGTACAGACTCCATCGGCTTCTATGCCCCAAGCGGCTCCTGCACAAAATGGTGCGGCTCCGTCTTGGGCAAACAGGTAATCTGGCGGCACAGGTTTCACCATACCTGCTAGACCACTGATGGGGGGCAGTGGGCCTAAACCCCCCAAACTTTCTAGTTAAAAATGGAGATACGCATGATGCTGCGCCCGTACCAAGAGGCGGCTATCAAGGATGCTTGCGAGGCCTTAGATAAGCACAAGAACACAATCGTGGTTGCGCCTACAGGGGCAGGTAAAACCATCATGCTATCTGCCTTAGTTGGGCAGAGATTTAAGCGCGGCAAGAAAGTTCTTGTCCTGCAACACAGAGATGAATTAGTTGATCAGAACAAATCGAAGTTCGAGAAGATCAACGATAGTATTGTTACCAGTATTGTTAATGGTACTATTAAAGAGTGGCACGGTGATGCCGTGTTCTCTATGGTGCAAACAATTTCCAGAGAGCGTAACCTGATGAACCGTCCTACCTTTGATATGGTAGTCGTAGACGAGAGTCATCACGCAGCAGCAGATACATATGTT